CCCGTAGGTTTTGCTGGTGTGGACGGACCAGTAGGGCCTGTCGGCCCCGTTGGGGTAGTCGTAGTTGTCTGCTTCGGCACAGTCGTTGTTGTCGGCGCAACAGTAGTTGTGGTGGTCGGCGCAACAGACCGACCAGTAGAACCAGCAGGACTTACCGAAGCAGAAGTTTGCTGAGATGCTTTAGGAACAGTCCACGTGTTCGTCTTAACATCAGACAAAAACTGGCTGGTCATCGGGTTCTGAGAATAAGACGCACCAGTACCGCCTGACGACTTCGACGCAAAACTATTGGCAGAATCAGCAATAGCAGCAACATCGTAACCCTTGTACTTATCCGCAATTGCTTGTTCTTTCTTGGCAAGCGGAAGGTCAGGAAGAATAGGAGAAAACTCCTGTGAGTATTTCACAATGATTGCACGAAGTTGCAATACGCGGCCAACAGCCTGATCACGCTGCAACGACGCGGCACCCTGCTGAGCAGAAAAATTAGGGAACTTACGAACATTCTTGTCAGCAGAAACAACCTGATTCTGCCACCACTTCAATTCCTTCTCAAGACCAAACAAATCAAGGTCGGCAACATTGTTCTTCGAAGAACCCGCCCTCACGTTTTCCCAAGCAGAAATATCAATAGCCATTACAGACTTCCCAACACTTTCGAAACAGAACTAATCGCGTTCAAATACTTATACGCATCAGTATCAGCACCATACTGTTGCTCAATACGGTTCTTGAAAAACGTGTCAGCAGTCGGAGCGTTTTCTGTCGTAGCACCCTGATACACACCCTGATACGCCGAAACCATCTTGTTGATTTCTTCTTCCGGCAAATACTTGCCGACAGTCTTCAACGCAGTCTGATTCAAGATTTCTTTCAAATCAGCCGAACTAGGTCGAGCAGAAGCCGTACCACCACGGGCCACAAAATCGGGTGCCTGTGAAATCAACTTCAATGTTTGATCCCATGTCAAACCCTGCGTGTTCGAGTAATACAACAGATCAGCCATAGCATTACGGTCAGAATCACCAAAACCATTACCAGGCTTAGAAGACCCGTACCAGCCCTTGCGGTACAGAATCCCCAACACAAAATTACGGTTCACATCATTCAACCCTGAAAGAACAACACCAGCTTCTTTGCTTGGTTGATAGAAATCCTGGACTTGGTTGCTGGCATTAACAATGCCGTAAGTCCCGGCAGAAGTTTGAGCAACCTGTGTTTTTTCAATCAACTGGCCATGACTGCCGCTTGGCATCTTGACTTTCAGTTGCGGAGGAGGAATAAAATTCGCTGGCAAACCCGTCCCGGAATAAACATCCGTTGTCCCGGTTCCCGTAGGGATACCAGCAGCAACAACATCAGGGCTGAGGTCTTCGTTTGGATTAGGGGTATTGCTCATTGTTCTACCTCGCGGGACAGCAACCTATCGTACACGCGCCCAAATTCAGGGTGAACCTTGATGATTGCTTGGGCATAGTTAGCCAGGTAGTCACGAAGATCGGACACATTGTTGGCCGACAAACCGTTGTAACCACGATTCTTTGCCTCGGCCAATGCCGCTTCTCGAACCTGAGCATAAGCGCGGACACCCTCGGCGGTGCCGTTACCGTTCAAAGTGTCAAGTTTGGATGCCTCAATAAGCTTGTCAATTTCGCGTGGGACACGTTGCGGGTCAAACACCATTTCCCCGTAACCTGGGTATTTCTTCTGCAATTTCTTGCGGTAATCAGACATGAAAGTCTGTTGTTCAGCGTTCAGGTTGACCGGCAACTGGGAACGGACAGCACGGTAATACGACATACCAATGGTTTCCTGGGCGGCTTTCAACAGTTCCTCGGTTGTGAGGGTCTTGCGTTCACCCTTAGACAACTGACGCTGGTAGACGTTGAAGTCAAAGTCTGATCCTGTAGGCCCGAAATATCCTGCAATGTCCGGGAACATACGGAACAAACCATCGTTCTTGGGGTCGCGTTCAAAATCACCAAACTGCTTTGAGGCTTCCAAACCACCGAACTGTGATTTGGTTTTGTTCGAAATATAAATGAACGCATCCTCGCCAAACACTTTCAAGAAATTCGGTACAGCAGAGTCATAGTCCTGCTGTTTCATTTCTTGGAACACCTTGGCGAGCTGCGAGGCATACACATCAATCTTGCCGGTCTTCACCAACTGATCGTATGATCCCGCCGCTGGACCAAAGAATTGGCTGACACCACGTAAAACCGTCAACACTCTTGCTTTATCGGAAGCGTCAGACATCAAACGGTCAACATCGTTCACATCTGACAGGTTGTATTCACCCGAAGCGGCCAACGCTTGCATCGTTTCAGCACGAACATTCGCGTAAATCTTGCCGTCTTGACTGATTCCTTGCGCAACTTTTCTCATCCACGACGGTGTTGCCGCTTCAAGAAAGTTGGTTCGTTCGCCGTACGGCAACAAAAAGTTGCGAATAAAGTCCGTTGACGGTCGATCCGGAAGCCATGCAGATGCCGCAACAGTAGCCATTGGTCCAAGACCAGGACGATAATCCAAACCGAGAGCAACACCCTTTACCGGAGCGTTGATTTCGGAACGAACACCAGTCAACATATTGGTCACCGCACCCGACATCGGGAAAGTAAAAGTCCACTGGTTTGTGACTGGATCGGTGTAAAAGAACCCGCGACCGTTCCCGTCGGGGTCTGCTTCGGTTCCGCCGTTGACAACAAGTTGGCTTTTACGCAGCACACCAATATCGGGCAGATAACCAAGCGGCCCGAGTTCGTTAGCCAACCTTGTTGGGGTGAAAGCTGTGCGTCCAAGACGGGTCAAGAATTCAACTTGTTGCTGAGCGAACGGTGAAATCATGCGGAGAGCATCAATGCCGTTGCCACGTTCGGTTGCGTTGTAAAACATTTTTGACATTTCGTCAAGAACCATGCCCGACGCAAATTCGTTCAAATGTTCACGGGTAATCGTCCCGTACAGGGGTTGTTTGCCTGACTGCAAATCAAGCAACTTCTTCCACAGTTCCTTCGTCACATAAGAGTCCGGTGATTTACCGCTGGCAATGGCCCGCTGTGTGATGTCGTCAATGATCCCGTCGATTGATGCCATGTCAAGTGACGGTGCCAGTTCATCAACCCACTTGTAATACAGGTCGCGGAACACCGGGTTGCGTTCCAGTTTCCCAATCGGCTGCGTGTACAAATAGCTATGGAACTTGCTGACAAGCCTGTCTTTTGATTCCGTCATTCTTTCAATAGCTGGATTCTTCGGATCAATCACTTCCCCAACAACCCTGGTTGGCATCTGCGGATTGTAATAAATAGCCGGTGACCGCAACAAATCATCAAGTTCTTTCGTTGTGCCACCCTTGAAAAACGCAAACGGTTGCACAACAACATCACCGGTACGAGGATCAACAGACTTAACCGTTGCCTGATACGTGTACCGCTTTCCTCCCTTGATGACCACATTGTCGCCAGGCTTGTAGCCCGAAGTTTGAATCATCTTTCCAGCTGTGCTACCAGGCAACGTCAATTCGTCAACTTTGCCTGATGCAACAACATCGAGAAGTTTTCCGTTCTGACCAGTCACACGCTCAAGACGCTTGGCGGTTTCGTCCAAAACAGCCAACAAATTATTGTCGTCCATCAAGTCAACAGTTTCGGATGACCATCGTTGCGTGGCCCGGTTCCAGGTTTTGCGACCGGCATCATAGTAAGACTTCATTTCGTCAAACCATGCAACAGCGTCCTTGTCGCCACTGCGAACCATGTTCACCAAATCTTGAACGGTGTACTTACCTGATGCGAGAGTGCGTGCCGCCCAGTCAGCATTGAGTTTGCCGATCTCGCTGCCGTGACCACGAACAACATCGGCTACTGGATCAAAGTTCCGGCGCGAAACATGGAACATTCCAAGACCCTTGGCTTTGCGGTACGGGGTGATTGGATTTTCGAACTGTGCGCCGACCTGCTGAGTGGTGGCAACCTTCAATGCTTTTTGTGCGTCAGAAATGTCGTTTGCTGAAACAGCAGCATCAAAGTCACGTCCGAACAGGTCAACAACTTTTCTGTTTCCCCGCATTGAACTGATGTAGTCCCACGGATGACGGAACAACGACGACGCTGGCTGATGCGAGAGGGCAATCATCACCTGCGAATCAAGCGTGTTACGAACAAAGTTGCCGACTGTGAGCGTGACGAAAGGCCGCCAAACTTCCTGTTGAACATAATCAAGAAAAGCGAACGGCAACCGCAACTGACCCGCCTCAAGAAGACGCTCAATGTTCGGGTCGCCAACCTTACCAGCTTTGGCGAACACAAAACGATGCAACGGATTCGAAGTCAAACGCCTGATCTGTCGAACATCAGGAATGAAATACTCGTTGTTTGCCAATTCCGATGTCAACTGCGGTCCAGCAAAAGTGACATCAGCAGCAGAGGGGTCAACGCCACCAAACAAACGCCCGTACATACCAGCATCGGCAGCATCATAAGTCTCGTCAATATTGAAACGCTGAGCCTGGCTTTTCAGTTTTTGAAACTCACCAAAAATCGCGTCAACAATTTCGCGGTCAACACCCTGATTGGTAACAGAGTCCTTGATTACGTTGTCAATCTTGTCGTAGAAACCGTTGATAGCAGTGCGATCCTTGCTGACAATCAAGTCGGCGGCCTCGTTCAACAACGACTTGTTGGTTGCGGCATCAACCAAAGTCAGTTTCAACATACGATCAACGGTGTTCAACGCATCAATCTTGTCAATGGTTGTTTCTGCCTGAGCAAGATTGAACGACCGGCGAGGCATCTTTGCAGCACGGCGGGCAGTACGGCTACCGGACTCACCCAACGAATCAATGAATTTGCTGCGGTTAGCCAACGACTTGTAGAACCGGTTGCCGCCCTTGAAATCAAGAGAGTCAGTCAAACCCCTTGACTGGCCCAACTTGTCAAGCAACATCGCAGAAATCTTGTCCGGGTCGGACTCTTTTGCCATTGCAATAGCCAGTTCAGGTTCAATCTTGCGGCCCCACAAATCCCAAACATCCTTGAAATTGTCTGTCTTCGAGGTACGGTCAATGACACGACGAGCAACATTCGTACCAAACCATTTGTTTGCCGCCTCAAAATTGACACTATTGCCAACAAGAATGTCGGCCCGCATCTGATCAATTTCTTTTACGGTGGCGCGAGTAGCAGAAATTTTTGTTGATCCACGACCAACCTTTTCCAAGGCAGAAACCGCACCGCGAACCGCAGCACCGCCACGACCAGCTTCTTCAAGCGTGAACAATGCTTCTTTTCCGCCTTTACCAAACGGAATTGTTGGAACCCACAAAGCCATGCCGGCATCTAAAGCACCGGACATAATGTTGAAACCCATTGAATCAGGCTCAAAAGCAACATTTGCAAGGCCACGTCCGACAGTCCAGGCATGACCGCCAACCGTGCCGCGATAACGGCGGGCGCGTTCCGCTTGCAGTTCCTTTGCTTTCCCTCCAATAAAGAAACCACTTCCAGCTTCTTCATCGTTGGCAATCAACGAGCCAAGATCAGTCGAAATAAACCATCCCGCTACAGTGTCGCTCGACCAATACCCAGCAGTTTTGTCTTGTTCTTGGTCAACAAACAACTGTGACAAACCACCCTGAACAAAATCAAGAGGAAAATTCGCAGCAGCAAAACCGTAACGCGTCCCGGTTTTCACCTTGTCCATCACATTCCGTTGAAACCATGATTTCTTTGGTTTCTCTTTAAGGCTGTCAGTCAACGCAACCTTGGCGGCATCAGGATAAATCTTTTCAATTTGCTCATCCGTGAACCCAGCCTTGGCCATAGCCAGTTTCACACCAGGAGCCATACCTGGATACAACGAATGAATTTGACCCACACGCTGAGCAACCTGCGGAGATGCAGTAGCAATGTGCTGTTGACGCAGTTCTTCTTCTTTAGAAAGATTGTCCCAAATGTCGTCCTCGGTGCCGGCAGGGTTCAGAAACGGCATCAGGCACCTTCATACATGATCGAAGAAATCAAACCAGCAAGATCATCGTTCGGAAACATCTTGTACAACGTCATCAGTTCCATAACAACCGGATTCTGCACCGGGATGTTGTTCGAAATACCAGCCTCACGCGCACCCATCCCAGCACCAAAATCCGCGCCAGCAGTAATCGGCTCAGCAGGACGATTCGTCGGCGCATCCAACGGTGTAATAGGAGCAGAAACATTCTGCTGCGGAGGCTGACCAGCAGACGGAGGCGGACCCATCGGCACAGCCTGTTGTGCGGCTCGCTGCTTCCCAGCTTCACCATATGTCTGCCCAGTAGCCACCTGCGACAATGTGGGATTACGCAAATCAGAACGATTCGAATACTGGTTAGCCATAATCAACCCAACCTAGAGGCAAGACTCAAAACACCACCGGGGCTAGTCGGCTGCTGTGCTGCTGCCGCACCACCGCCACCTTGAAGTTGCGCCAACAAACCAGCCATGTTCTGACCGGGGCCAGCAGCAGGCTGTTCGGCACCCATACCCGGCATCGCCAAACCAGGCATCGTTTCGGGCGCACCAGCAGGTGCGGGCGTAGCCTGTCGAGCCTGCGCCCGCTTCTGTGCTGCCATGATTGCCTCAGACAACGACATTTTGTTTGACTGTACCTGCTCAGCAATGTACGCCAAATCGTCCGGCTGATACGGCCCGTTCGGATCAGCAGCCTGTGTCTGAATCGACGACAGCAACGCCTGCTCAATCCCCTCAGCAACGATACGGTCCTTTTCCAGTTCCGGGTCGGCAATCATCGGGTCTGCTTCACGGGCAGATTCCTTTGACATCAGCCCCGTGCCAAGACGCTGACCAAGACCAATGATCAGGCTGTTCACGTCGGAACCCGACGCAGAGTAGGCCACATAATGGAAATCGGTTTCCCACAGCTTATTCGGCGTGTAATCCTTCACACCGCCGTTGATGCCAGGCATGAAGAACGACTTGGGTTGGTTACCCCAGTACACCTTCTCCATTGCGATAGCAATCTTGTCTTCCTCGATACGGGCCGCAGCAAGCGTGTCCTGTGCTTCCTGCACACGGAAATCCACCGTTGCCGACAGGATTGATTCTCCACGGCGACCCGTACGAATGTTCGTGCCGGACTCGCCACCAAACTCGGCAGGGATCGCACCTTCCAAACGCTCCTGACGCTCAAGTCGGTCCAACGCGGTGTCAGTCTTGTAGCCAGGGTTGGTCTGCAACTGTTGGATGTCGCCACCCTTGACAACACCAAGCTGCCCGGACTTGCCGTCAGCAATCTGAATGATTTCGGGGTTTTCACCAGGGCGAGCGACAAGGTATTCGTCGGGGAAGATACCGCGCTCAATTGCAATTTCTGTGAGGGCTTGCAACCTAGCCCTGGTGAAATACATTCCCAGCAGGCCGTCGTACTGTCCACGCGGCTTATCAAGCGTAATACGCTGCGGGATGACGACCAAAGGCATACCCGTACGGTTCGGGATACGCGACAACTCAACCGCACCCTTACCCATGTACAAACCACCGGTAATCGGGTCACGATCCTTCTCATACCCGAGAACAATGCACACAACTTCCTGGTCGTCACAGTATTCAAGGATGGTGAACAAGTCATCGGGGCGCGGATCACCGACACGAAGAACACCGTTCAGCATCGGGCCGTAGTTCTGCATGATCCACGCATACGGACGGCTGTAAGTGAAAATCACATTGTCCGGGACGGGGTTCGATTCGTCGGTGGTTGGGGCGGCGAACGTGTCCAGCGGGTTGCGGAGATGCCACTCCACCAGTCGCTTATCGAAGTTCGGCTTCAGAAACACCGGGGCCGACGAGTACGCAAGGAAGTTACGCGCACGACGACGATCCTTCTGCGCCATACGGTTCTGATCCCACATTGACAGCATTGCCCTGCGACGGTCACGGGCAAACTGCATTGACCGGTCAGACCCTTCACGCAACGCAGGGAAATACGGTGTCGGTTGCGTCGAAGTAATACGCATCGCCATCTGATCCATACCCTGAACCAACAGGTTTGCCACAGAAGAACGCGCCGTACGATCCAATTCCGACAGCGGAACAACAACTTCACCGTTGGCAAGACGGCGAACTTCGCGCATCTGTTGAAGGACTGGGCCTAGTGCCGTGTGACGTTCGCGGTACAGCTCACAAATCGCTTCAACTGATTTCATGCGTTACCTTCACTAGACGGAACCACCGTAAAGATAACACAGTTAACGGTTCAAAAGCCATGACGGTCGCCACTGGCGGGGTGGTGCTTTCGCTTGTGTCAGGTTCGGCAGGTTCAATGTGGCCATCCACAACGCCATCACGATGTCGGTGCCGTTCTTTTTGTCGCGGGTCCACTTCGTCAGTTCTTCAAGGGCGGCCAGCGTCTTCCAGTTGCCGCGCATGGAGGGGAACCGCATCGCCCCGGACCTGATTAGCGGGGGTAGCAACGCCTCCACACCGAGGTTTTCGTCGATCTTGTTGCGGGAAGTGGTGTGCGGAACCACATTCACCCGGTTCATGGCCTGCCATTTACGCACAAAGTCGTGTGCCAGCAGGAAACGCTGCGCTGCGTTGATTTCCACCACCCAATGCGAGATTGGATAGTTCATGTCAACAGACCGTTCCTGCCATTGATCCATCAAACCCGAGTAGGTCCCTGTCGCGGTGTCGTATCCGAGGACTTCTTCAGCGGTCAATTTCACCCGGTCCACATCCACAATGTGGTACAGGCCAGTGTCGGGCTGGTAGATGATCCATACGAACGCCCAAAACATGGTGGGGGAAGGGTCCACTGCCACGATTGATATCCAGGGGTGGGCCAAACCTTCGGGGATGTATCCGGGTTGGCGGTCGTTGTCGATACAGCCGGGGTAGTCCACCCCGTCCATGCCTTTACCGCCGGTCATCCATGTGCGATCAATCAGACGGGAGTCCAGGTCCAGGTCTTCTTGCTGGTAGACGACGTTGAACACGTCAGGTTTGCTGTAACGAATGAATGACAGGTCTTTCCACGGCAGACGCTTCGGGTCAAGCAGCGGCCCGTCAGGGTATGGCAAGGCTTTGAAGGACCGGGATTCTTTACCCGTATCCAATTCTTCGTAATACGCTTTGTAGATGATGTGGCGATACTTCTTCTGACGAACCGGTTGCCCTTCCTGGACATCCTCAGGTGTCTCCACATCGGAACCGTCATACGAAATGTCGTCTTCTATGTCGTATGTTTCCTTCGCCAAACAATGAGCGTAGAGATCACCACTCCCGAGACGCTGACCAACAACGGCGAGAAGTCCGCCAGGATCGCAGCGAGCCTCTGCAACATTGTCCCAACGTTCCAAAAGTTTATCCCGAGCAACAGACTCCCGAGCATTGTCAGGAGAGGCCACGTCATCGAACAAGCAGAGGTCGGCTCGGTGACCGATGAACTCTGACTCGATACCGTAGGCGCGGACGGTTGGTTCTTTATTGTCAAGCCCGTTCCCGTCCAACTGTTCGACGACGAACTCCTCCGCCCTCCACAAAGCTCCTTTGTCGGTGGGTTTGAACCGACCGTAATCAATAGAGAGACATCCTTCGGCATTGACTGCTATCCCTTTCGTCACCATTTGCGGGTCCGGCTGTATCGGCTGAACCCTCTCAAGTGTTTCACGAATACGGCGTGAATACAACTTCGCCATATTCTGCGACACTGACCCGATCATCACACGGATACGACGGTTCCGGCAAATTGCCCACACCGCCACATCATGAAACAGGGTGGACTTACCCGCACCCGGAGGCACATTGAGAACCACGAACTCTTTTTCTTCGGACTCCAACAACTCAATCAG